TCACGAGGTCTCCTCCGTCTGATAGACCCAGACCAGGGGGTTCTCGACCGGCAGCGCCGCGCCGCTCTGCGGGCATTTGTAGGTGCTGGGAAGGACCTGGACCCGGACGGGCACGACCTCGCCGGTGTCGGGGTCTGCCGTCTCTTCTCCGGTCGGGAACGTCATGCCCTCGACGCAGAGATAGCCGAACTTGGAGCGCGAGGTCGGCAGACCGAACGGCGCGCCATCGCGAACGAACTTGATGAAACCCTTTGTGGCCAGCACGCTGATCCGTTCGCGGATCGTGTCCTTGCCGCCGAGCCCGGCCTGGTTCTCGAAGCTCTCGGCGAATTGCAGCGCGGTGTAGAGCCGGCCGGCCTCGGCCTCATCGAAGAGCAGTTGAAGGATCACGTCGTGTTTGCGTGCGCGCTCAGCGTCGAGCTTCTGGCCGAACTCGCGACGCACGAGCCTTGTCTCCGAGCGGTCGATGGCGATCCAGCGTCCGTCCGCCTTGTCGACGATCATCGGCTCGATGCCGGGGCCGTTGCGGAGCTCGAAATGCAGCATCCGCTCCGGTCGGTCCTCGTCGGGCCGGTGCATGATCACCCCGGAGGTGTAGAAGCTGCGGAGGCTGCCCGCGCCCGAGAGCGCCATGAACGGGTCCTCGACGAGCTGCTTCTTGGTGATCTTGCGGGTGTGATGGCAGAGGATCAGGCCGGCATCCGGGGCTACGGCGTCCCGCAGGGCCTCGACCCGCTCCTGCAGGAAGAAGAGCATCGCGGTGTTGTCGTTCTCCCCGCCGCCGTCCGGACCGCCATCGAAGAGATTGCGGATCGGGTCGATGCAGAGGATGTCGGGCGCGCCATGCCCGTAGTGGGCGCGAACCGCGGCGATGGTCAGGCCCACGCCGCCGGCGTCGAGCAACATGCGGACCTTTGGCGTGGCGACGAGATTATCGCGCGCCGCGGCCAGGAGCGCCGGCTCGATCTGGATGGCCTGAAGGCGCTCCCGCAGATAGTGGTACTGGATCTCCGCCTGCAGATAGAAGATCCGCAAGGGCCGGCTTGGCGCAAAGCCGAGGAAGGGCACGCCCGCCGCCATGTGGACGAGCAGACTGATAAGGAAGTCGCTCTTGCCGACTTTGGGCGCGCCGCCGAGCACCAGCATCCCACCGGGCGTCAGCAATCGCGGCGCGATGATGTCGTCGGGCATCGGGCTCACGTCGTCGAGCAGTGCGCCGAGCGTGAAAACCGGCAGCGCGGACATCGGCGGCACGGCGATCCGTTCGAGGGCCGGTCCATGGCGCTCTTCGTGCAGCCGCCAGAGGCGCTGTGCTTCCGAGGCGAGACGTTCGAGCGGCCAGCTGGGACGGAGCTGGGCGGCGTTGTACTGGCAGATCGCCTCCCACGCGTCGTCGCGGCTCATGCGGCCCTCGTGAGCCATGCGGACGTAGTGGCCGATCGCAGCGCTCGCCCCCTGGAAGCGGGTCCAATCGTCCGATCCGCCTTCACGGACCGGCGTCGTCAGGACATCGGTGATCGACGGTTTGTCCGTAGAGGGGCCTGGCTCGGACCCAACGCCGGCAAGCGGCGGCATGTCGGCGACAAGCTCGGCGAAGTCGCGTAAGTGGACCTCGACCCGCGGGCTGTGGCGGCGGATATTGACCAGCCGCTTGAAGCCGCCCTTGTGATAGACGGAGCCGGCCAGACGGATCGGCTGGTGGGCCGATCGGAAATGCGTGTCGCCGCCGACCTTGACCGCGATGTCGCCGCGCAGCCGACAGAGAAGCGCGATGTCCTCGCCCTCGGCCGGTTCGCTCAAGCGCCACCAGACATGCAGCTTGTCGAGACCGTCCGGCGTCCGGCCGCCACTTTCGACGAGCAGTGTCGGCTCGCCGAGATGCCGGATGAGGTGGTCGAGCTTGGCCGCAATGTCTCCGGCGTCGAGGTCGACCAGGACCGTCTGCATCTGCTGGACATCGGCGGCCTTGGCCTTGCCGGTCTCGGCGACCGTTCCCGGCACCACATAGAAGGCCGCCCCTTCGCGTGCTGCCCAACCGGCGAAGGAAACCGCCTTCTCCAGCAAACTGTCGTCGATCTCGATCCAGGCGTTGTGGGGTCGCCCGTCGATGCCTTGGCCCTTGTCCACGAACCCGCGCAGGGGCACCCAGCCCTCGCAGTAACCGAAAACGACGTCGAGAAAGACGGCGATCTGCTCTGGATCTGGCTCGATGTCGAACGGATCGGCCTGCGGCGCGGCGTCGTTGAAGTCGCGCCACGCATCGAGGGAGACGACCTTGTTCCCGCTCATGCCGGCAGCCCCCAGCAGCGTTCCGCCCACCGGCACATCCGGCACTCGTGGAAATCACGGGTCGTGGCGATGCGCGGCAGCAGATCCCCTGCATCCGTCGCCTGGAGGATCCGCACGGCGCGATCGCTCATGCGTTGGGCGAGCCCCGCGTCGAACGGCACCAGTTCGTGGTGCAATTCGGCGGTGTCCTTGTTGATGGCGGTGAAGAGCGCGGGATTGTCGGAGATGCCGGGGACCTGCGCCTCCATGTAGGCCTGGTAGAGAGCGATCTGGGACGCGTAGACGGGCTTCGCGACAACCACGCCCTTGGCCACGGTCTCGCGCCAGTTCCTGGCATTCATCGTCTTGCATTCCCAGAGCGCGGGAACGCCGATGCCCAGCAGCTGGGGTGCGGCGGCGATGATCCCATCGACATGACCGCGGATGCGGCCACCAGCGACCGAGAAGCCGAATTGCTCGCCGTCCGCACGGTTGCCCTTGCGGGTATAGAGATCGAACCCGGCACCGCGCAGCCAGCCGATGGCAAGATCTTCGAGCGCGTGTCCGATCTCGAAGATCCGCAGCGTTTGGCCGGAGAACTCTTGCCCCTCATCCTTCGGCGCGCCCGCGAACTCGAATTGCAGAGCGCGCTCACAGCCGTGTCCAAGACGGGAGCCGCCCAGATAGTCGCGGGCCGGCCGCGTCGCCTGATCGGCGGTGAGCGCCCGATCGACGGTGGCGTTGACCCGGTCGGCAAAGCTGGGACGGCGGTTATAGTCCAGCATGCTGACCTCCCTCGTAGCTGCGGTGGGCGAGCCCGTGGCAGGTCGAGCAGAGCCATTCGACCGCGAGCGGCTCGGAATAGTCGTGATGATGGGCTTCGAGTTCGGTCACGCAGCCGCAGCGCTGACACCAGACCGGCACAATGATCCGGCACGCCTTGACGGCGCTCCTGACGATGCTGTGTGCCTTGTTCTTTTCAGCATGACGCAGCCGATAGCGGCGCTGCGCCTCACGATGCCTTTCGGGATCTCGGAAATTCTGCGCGTAGGCACGCTGATATTCCCGGCGGCAATCCCGGCACCAAGCCTGTAGACCATCGGGGCTCCGGCGCCGCACGCCAAACTCTACCGCCGGCTTCTCTTCACCGCATTTGCTGCACGTTTTCATCAGAACGGCACCTCCTCGTCGGCGTCGGCTGCCATGGCGTGCATGGCGTCCTGGAAGCCGCCGACGGCGACCTCGATGAGCGTGAGCACCTGCGCCTCCGTGAGGTCGCAGAGGCGCGCCTGCCAGCCGATCTCCTCCATGATCTCCGCGACCGGCTTCATGGCGGCGCGGATCGCCGCCTTTTCCTGTTCGGTGAGATCAACCATGGCCCAGCGCTCCCGCGCCAAGCGCGTCCAGAAGCCTTGGCAGGCCATCGAGCAGAACCAGACCGAGGGGCGCGGTTGCTTCGACCGCACCGGGTCGAACCAGCCAAAGCCACGGGTGGGTCGCCGGCAGACAGCACAGAGCGTTCCACGCGGATGCCAGAGCCGCCGCCGGTCCTCGGCCGTGGTGGGGGAAACAGATGCCATGGCTCATGCCGCCCTCCCTATGGCTGCTTCGGGCGCGGCATCGGCCGCCCCGAAGACGAGGGAGCGGATGGCGTCGCGGTTGAAGCGAAAAGCCAGCAGCGCTGATGCCTGATAGCGGGTGAGCCCGAAATCCTGCCGGTACTCCGGCGGCAGGAAGGCAAGCTGCCGATCGGTGGGCGGCTGGTTCAACCAGCGGCGCGTCTTGTGGGCGCTCTCGTCGCTCTCATGCACGTTGAGCCAGTCGTCGGCCGCCGCGAGGCAGACGGTGCGTTCGCCCACGGCCAACAGATGAGGCCGCTGCTTCTGGAGGCCCCCGATGCCGTACCAGCGGCCGTTCAGGAAGAAGACACCGCCCCAGGCATTGAAGCCGTTGGCGATGAGCGCGGCGTCGTCGCCGAAGAGATCGCACCAACGGAAACTCGACCGCTTCAGGAGGTCGATCTCGGACATAACGAAGTCGCCGAGCGGCGCTGCTTCGCCGCCTTCGGGACGCTCCCAGACATGACCACACAGCGGGCATTCAATGGTGGCGAGCGGCACGATGGCGCCGCAGTCCGGGCAATCCTTGGTCGGCGCCTCGCCGGAGGCCGCTCGACCGTCCAGGTCGACGTCCTGCTCCAGCGATCCGTGCAGCAGGGTCGACGTGCCGAAATCGAGCACGATGCAGTCGGTCTTGATGGCGCCTGGATGTTCCTCGGGCGACACCGTGCGAAGGCCGCGACCGACCATCTGGATCATGGTCGACTTGTAGGAACTCGGCCGCAGCAGCACGACGCAGCTCGTCGGCGGGTGATCCCACCCCTCGGTCAGGACGGCGACATTGACGACGACCCGCAGCTCTCCGGCGGCGTAGGCATCGAGGATTGCCTTGCGGTCGGTATCCGCCATGTCGCCGTGGATCAGCCCGGCGGCGACACCGGCCGCGTTGAAGGCGGCGGTCACGTTGCGCGCGTGGTCCACGGTCGAGCAGAACACCACCGTCTGGCGCTCGCCCGCCTTTTCCCGCCAGTGGCGGATAACGGCGTCCGTGACCGGCGATCGGTTCATGATCGCGTCGACCTCGGCCATGTCGAAATCGTCGGCCGTGCGACGCACCCTGGTGAGCTGGTCCTGGACGCCGACATCGATCACGAAGGTTCGCGGCGGCACGAGATGCCCCGACGCGATGAGCTCCCCGATCCGGATCTGATCGGCGACGTTCGAGAACACCGGGCGCAGACCGCGCTTGTCGCCCCGGTTGGGCGTCGCCGTGACGCCGTAGATCCGGCACGCCGAATTGCGCTGCAGCGCGGCGTCGATGATGCGCCTATAGCTGTCGGCGGCCGCGTGATGCGCTTCGTCGATCACCAGGAGGTCGAGCGCGGGCAACTGGTCGAGATTACCGGCGCGCGCCAGCGTCGGCACCATCGCGAAGGTGACCTGGCCGTTCCAGCACTTCTCCTTCGCATCGACGACCGAGGTCGTGATGCGGGGATTCACCCGGCCGAACTTGCTGCGGTTCTGATCGGTCAGCTCGTCGCGATGCGCGAGCACGCAGGCCTTGGCGCCTGTGCTCTTCGGGGTTTCGCCGACCATGCGCCCGACGACGCCTGAGAGCATGATCGTCTTGCCGGCTCCGGTTGGGGCGACGCCGAGGGTGTTTCCGTGTTCGTGGAGCGCGCGGACACTGCGCTCGACGAACTGCTTCTGGCGGGGACGCAGCAGCATGGCTGCCTCACTGCGCCCAGGACGGGCGCGTGCCCGCCGCCGGTGCTGAAGATTGGGGCATGGAGGGCTGGGAAGGCTGAGCCTGCGGCTGCGGTGCCGCACCGGGCACGCCCATGAGGGCGGCATAATCCTTGTGATCCGGCGTCACCGCCGCGCGGATCTCGTTTTTCTCCTCGCCGTTGGTGTCGGTGCCGATGTCGATCCGCGCCACGAACTCGAGCCCGTCGAGATCGGCAAAGCCGCTGATGCGACGCGCGGCCTGGGCCTGAGCGGACGTGTCCTTGTCCGAAATGCCGCGCGCGGAGTTGAGCATGCCGCGGATCAGGCTGCGGCCCATGTTCGCCCAGTCCGGCCCTTTGGGGCTGTAGAGCCCGATCAGGGTGAAGATCTTGCGCCGGGCGTAGGGACCTTCGAGAACCGTGAACTCGCCGGAGAGATAGACCGAGCCGGTGGTCCCCCGCGTGGCGTATCCGCCTGTCCAGCCCTGCGCCGGATCGTCGAATCCGCCCGGACGGATCGTCAGGCGCACCTTGGCCAGCGTGCCCTTGGGGATGATGTTGCTGTTCTGCTTGGCGTCGTTGAAATCGTTCCAGGATCCAGTCATGGCTGGGGTCTCCTCGTTCAGGCGTTTTCGGAATGGGTGGGGGCGTCGGAGGTCGGCGCCGTCGCGGCCGGGGGCGGGCTGCGATAGGCCAGCCGCTCGGAGGCGGGCTTCACGGGACCGCGGATCTTGGCCATCAGGCGGCCGAGATGCGGCTCCTCGATCAGGTCGAGACGGCCGGATCGATCCTTCGCCGGGAAGTTCCAGGGGTTGATCGTCTGGCAGACGAAGGCACGGTACGGCGCGCCGGACTCGTCCTTGATCTCCGCCATCGTCAGGACTTCATCGACGATGCCCGGCAGCTCGAGGCCGGTCTTCGAGCCGTCGATCTGCGGCTGGAAGATGCGCCGATTGAAGTCGTCGAGCTTCTCGTCGAGGATCCCGACGAACCAGACGTTCTTCGCCCGCGTGTGCTGCAGATGCGTGAGCCACGCGATCATCTCGCGGCCGTGCAGGCCATAGGCGCCGCGGACATCGGGCTTGCCGGTCTTCTCCGAGAACGCCTCGGGCTGCCCTTTGCACCATTGGAAGCAGAGCCGCCCGGCGACGGTGATCGAGTCGATGAAGACCGTGTGGTAGCAGTCGAGCGAAGCCGGATCGCCGAAGCGCTCGCAAACCGCCGCGAAGTGGGCCTCGCTGTAGACCTGGTCGTCCCTCAGCGCCGGGTTGGGGCCGCCGATGAAGACCGCGAAGTCGCGGCACTCGGCCCATGTGCGCGGTCGGACGCTGTCGCCGGGCCATCCCTCGATGGCCAGGTCGCCCGCCTCCAGGTCGATGAACAATGTAGTGGCGGGGTCGAGCGTCCAGAGAAGGCTGGTCTTGCCGATCCCGGACTTGCCGAAGATCGTGCCCTTGACGCCGCGCGGCTCGGCGAGACGCTGGTCGGCGGAAATGATCGGGAGGGCCATCACTTGCCTCCCTTCGCCGCGATCAGGGCGTCGATCGCGACGTCGGCTCCGAGCGCGCCGGCCTTGCGGGCCTCGTCGTGGAGGGTGCGCACCGCGTCGATCTCGCGGTAGAGCGCCGATGCCCGCTCGTTTAGCCCGATGAGGGCGAAGGCCAGGTCGTCGATCGAGGCCGCCCCGACCGGCTTGACGGTCTCGTCGCGACGCTCGCCAAGGGCCGGCACCCGGATGGTCTCGGGCAGCTTGTCCAGCCCGTAATGGTGCTCGCGGAGCACCGCGAGCTTCTTCGTGATGCTCATGACGTCACCTCGGTGTTCAGGGAAAGACGGAAGCTGGGCTTGCCGGTGCGGACGGTGCGCGCGTCCTCGAAGGCGGAGCGGATGTGGCTCGGCCAGGCCGCGAACTTGCGCTCGGGCACCTTGATCGCGACATCGACGTATTCGGTGGGGTCGTCGCCCTCGGCCCGGATGCGTTCGACGAGAGCGGCGAGCTTGTCCTGGTCCCAGTCGACGCGCTTCGGCAGGTCGGCGATCACGGTGACCGCGCCGTCATCGAAGCGGACCGTGCCGGTGTCTTTGCCGGCAGTCTGGCGCGCTGCGTGGGCACGATCACCGTACTTGAGCGCGACGGCCCCATCGAGCCAGTCGCAGACGGTCTTGGCGCGGCGCAGGGCGTCGGCGGCCTCGTCCTGCAAGAGGACGAGTTGCTCGGCGGGCAGAGCGGCGATGTCGCCGACGGCCATGCGCCGGAGCCCATCAAGGGAGATGTGGTTGGAGATCGTCATCACCACCCCCTCATGCCGCAGGCTTGCTGGGGTGGTCGGCGGTGCTCGCCCGGATCTGCTCGCGCTCGTACTCCTCGACGTCTTCGAGGCGATACACGACGCGACCGCCGAGCTTGACGAAGCGCGGGCCTTCGCCCGTCCAGCGCCAGCGCTCAAGCGTGCGGTGGCTGATGTTCCAGCGTGCAGCCAGGTCGATCTGGTTGAGGTGTTTCGTAGCCATCTGTTTCTCCTTCGGTTTTGGTCGAAAACCTGCGGAGACGATGGCTGGCCGGGAGGGAGAAAACCGACCCGGTCAGAGGGAGAAGAACAGAGAGAATTTCG